TACGGCGTAGGTCGGTGCTGTCCACTGCACCGTCAGTTCCGTCACATCAGCAGGAACACTGCCGCCGGGTTCGTAGGAATTGCCATTGCCGTCAAGCCACATAAAATAATTATCGGTATCTCCGTCCGGGCGGGGCAGTCCCTCGGCAGAGGGTGCAGTAAAGCTCTCGCCGTTTTTCACAATGATTTGAATATCCTCGGAGCTGCCGCCGAGCGTTCCGCCGCCAAGGTCAAGGGTAACGACCTTCAGTCCGTCAGAACCCAGTGTGTCAGGGTTCAGGATTTCAAGCACGGGGCGGAAACCGACGCTCGGGTCGGAGTACGTAGCATCGCAGTTGATCCAGAAGCGGGCCGAAGCGCACCCGCGAATCGCACGGCGCGACGCGTTGCGAGAAACAGTATCCTGTCCCCACAAATACAAATACATATCATTCCCGTTTTGGATATATCCGCTGTTCTTATTCAGCATCGTGTCCCATTCGTTGCTTTGGGGCACGCCGCGTTCGGAATTGCCCAAACCTATAAAGTTACTTCCCACAGACGGTGCGCGCAGGGTATAGTCCACGCCGCCGCTGGCATAATCTTTGCCGAAAATCAGACTTTTCGTATTTAAGTCATCCCAGCTTACCGTATGCGTTACGACATAGTCCGCAATGAATAGGCTGTGGGGATATTTATTCTTCTGAGCATACTCCTCGGTGGTTGCCATTTCCGATGTGAGCTTATAAGCGTTGACCGTGCCTGCATAGGTAAAAGGCACATAATGAAGTGTGCTGTCCGGCAGATTGCTGTTTACCGTTCCGGGGATGTTCATCGCCGAAAGGTCAAAATAGTATCTGCCACCGGGGGTGAGGGTAAACTGCTCGTCAGGCTGACTTTCCACCGTCAGCGTGACATCCGCAAAAGCACTTGCAAGGTCGGTCTTGCAGTCACCGTTATACTGCTCGCTGAAGACCTTCATGGTATAGTCGCCCGGTGCAATGTCAGACGGGATTTTGATTTCAACCGTTCCGCTTTCGGCAGTAGGCTGTGCTACTCTGCCGTAATACTGTGCGCCATTGTTATCCGCCAGGATGACAGAGATATATTCATTTTTCCCTGTGGTCGCCCCTTTGTAATTCAGCGTAACGGTATCGTCGGGGGCGGTGCTGACAGTTTTTTCCGTTACGGCAAAATTGCGTCTACTATCTAAAAGCGTCAGTTTCCATTCGTTTCCGCTGTATTTGGAAACTTCGGTCAGCCCTCCGTCAGGCTTTCCGCCCACAGCGGCAGATGCAAAAAGGACAGAGTTCAGATTTAAGTTAAAAGCGGGACGAACAGTCCGATGATTATTGAAAATGAGCATAGTGTACCCAGAGTATTCGACAGAACCATCACTACGCACGACGGCGACATTATATTTATTGGAGCCGGGGGAGCGCAGCCACCAAGCGGTTGTCACCCAATTCGGATGTGCAGGATTCAAGGCACGCAGATCGTTGTTTACAACAATAGCCTCTTTTGCGGAAAGTGGCCAGAATACAGCGTTATCCACCTGCCCTCCCGCTACACAGTCGGTATTCTCTCCGTCGTAACTTCCGCTTGTAAGCGCCCGTTTCTTTACGGCAGCATTTTCTTCTGTCGTCAGCTTTTCCGCAAGCGCATCTATTGTGGCTTTCAAATTACTCGGTGCGTATTCGTTGTTTAATATGGTATCGGCAAATGGTATAACTCCCATAGCGCCTGCCGCGAGCAGGGTAATATCCCCCTGTGAGCTTGTAACACCGCTTCCGTCATAGCCGATAACTCGCCATGCAGCGGGATTATTTTCATGGTTTTGCCCGAAATACACAGTCGGTGCGGTCGCTGTGTTTACATTTTTACTTAACACACTTAGTGCATCTGTACCAAGCTGTATCGCAGCAGAGTCCTCTGCCCCAACCTCCTCGGCGAATACGCTTATCGGCGTAAGGCAGAGCGTCATGCATAAAGTCAGCAAGATACTAAGTATTCGTTTTTTCATATTCTGTTACCTCCGTTTTGCAATCTCAAACTATACTTTTTTCTTTTTCAGTACAATGTATAAGATTAAGCCGAGGTTGCCAAGCAGCGCAACTCCTGCAACAGAGCCTATTGCAACCAAAGCAGGTGAAGCTGCGGGTTCGGATATGTTTCCTTCGGATATGTTTCCGAAGCCTGCGGGAACGGCTACATCTGCCACCGCTTTCACACCGGTGTCTTTCTCACCAATCCACCAGTTGCCGTTTTCACCGATAAATGGGGTAAGACCGTCCTTGCCGTCCGCACCGACAACTTTACCAAGATTGACTACCTCGCCGTCGGTATAGGTGATAACAAGCTCGCCGTCTGCGTTGATCTCCGCTTTGGCTATTCCGATGCCGTCCTTACCGTCTTTGCCGTCAGAGCCGTTTGCACCGTTTGTTCCATTTGTTCCATTTGTTCCGTCCTTGCCGGTGTCGCCCTTAACGCCTTTGCCGCCCTTATCTCCGTCCTTACCGTCAACGCCGTCTTTTCCGTTGGCACCATCCTGTCCGTCAGTGCCGGGATCGCCTTTGTCACCCTTTTCGCCCTGTTGTCCGGTTTCACCGGTATCGCCCTTTTCTCCGGTGGCTTTCACACCGAGGGATACCCATGTCTGTCCGTCGTCGTAGGAGATATACCAGAAGTTATCATCACCTATTTTAAGCTTCGGCGTTACACCGTCTTTTCCGTCCTGACCGGGTGCACCTGTTTCTCCCTTGTCGCCTTGTTGTCCGGTTTCACCGGTATCACCCTTCTCTCCGGTGGCTTTCACACCGAGGGATACCCATGTCTGTCCGTCGTCATAGGAGATATACCAGAAGTTATCATCACCTATTTTTAGCTTAGGCGTTGCACCGTCTTTTCCGTCCTGACCGGGCGCACCTGTTTCTCCCTTGTCACCCTTGTCACCTTTG